AATAATTCTCAATAGAATCTTTAAAAGTTGGGTTATCTATTAAAGGAAATTTAGGTTTTTGCCATTCAATATCTGCCCATTTGTTTTGAGTTTTACGTTTACCTACTATTGCTTTAAATTCTAAATTTCCGTTTTTATTTGCTTTTGACAACATTGTTTTTGCTCTCCTTTGTTCGTTGGCTCTAAATCCTATTCTCATTTCAACAACTTGATTTATTTCTTTTCTCCACCAATCAAAAATTGGTTGCAGCTTCATTTCGGTTGTACAAAACCTCTGCGTTACATTTGGTAAATACCTTTTACCATTTCTTACTGTAATTTCATCAAAAGTCTTTCCAGTTACCCAATCTATTTTACTACCTATAAACTGTTCTAAATCTAACATTGTATAAATAATCATATCTTCTTCCAAAGTACCAATAAACTCTGTACCTAATCTATCTGAAACCTCTTGCCTTATTTTAGCATCTGGGAACATACAATTTTTATCATCTGTTCTAACTAAAGAAAATACATTGTAGTCTGCTGGATAATTAGCTGCTATATAACTTGATGTTTTACCACCACTTAAACTATTAACTGTTTTCATATTTTTAAATTAATTTACCAATGCTAAAGCATCTTTTTCTTTGTTTAATATTTAATTTGTGTGTAAGCTCCTATGCATTCATTGTACCACCAGTCTATCTCTTTCTTTATTTCATCTTCTGGTTTCTGACCAAAAACACTTTTAATTATGTGTTTGTTAGTTAGTCCTTTATAATAGTTATCGTACCTAAAGAAGTAAGCTGGAATCCACTTATCTAGCTTCGCTTGATTTTCCCAATCCCAATCTAAAGTACCCCACTCTGTATAACTAACTTTTCTGTACTCAGAAGGATGTTGAACTTTTTGAACCATTTGTTTTTTAGTTTTATTAGTTAAATTACCAACATTAAAACGTGCCTTGTACAACTGTTACCAATGCATATCTTCCATTGATGTACCACATTCTATTACCTCACATTTATCTTTGCTTTTCCATTCCCAAGACTTTACTCTCAGATTTACCATCTCATAAATCTCATCTCTTTTATTATCTGGTATGGTATCTATTAAGAATGCTAAGGCATCTTTTTCTTTGTTTAGTATAATTTGTTTAATAGCTTTTGTTTTGTTCTTTAAACGTTCTAATCTAGCTCTTTCTTTTTTTATCGTTTCTTCTTTTTTGTCATTAAAGTAAATATCATAAACACTTCTAAACCTTGTAAAGCTATCGTAGTACACATCTATCTTTTTTAAAGCGTGAAATATACTTGACCTATTTCTTTTAATACCTTTCTCAGCAAACCAGTCTGATATCATCCTATCATTCATTCCGTTTAGTTCATTCAATACTTTGTAAAGTAATGCTCTAAAAGATGCTTTATCATTTGAACGTGAGTTATCAAATATATTTAATTTGGTTATCTCACAAAAATCATTTACTAATTCTTCTGCTGCTTGTCTGTTGTAATTATATCTGCTCATCTATTTGTTCCGATCCATTATTAATTAATACTTCATCTGTTACTTGTGTTATTCTTTCTTTGTCTGCTTCGTAAGCCAAACATACTTCTTGTATCTTACAAAAGTCATTAAAGTCAAACTTGTTTAATACCCAATCAAGAAAGATTAGTTTGTTGGCAGTTAGCTTGTCTCCCAGCTCTTTCTCATCAACTTCTTCTATCTTGTTATAGTAGTTTATCTCTATCTCTTTTAAATCGCTTATAGTACGTCTAATGTTGTTTCTTACTCGTTGTCTAAACAAACCTATCTTCTCTGCATCTTCCAGTAAGTGTAGGTTAATAAATGAGCTTAGTATTGCTCCACTAATTTTTTCTAATTTCTTTTCTGTTAATTCCATATTTGATAATTATAATTATGTGCGTTGTAATATACTTTTGTTTCTTCTATCTTATTTAAAAGGTGGTGTTCAAGATAGTTATAAATGTAGTTTATATCATCATCTGATGCATTATACTTTTCTTCTCCTTGCCAAAAGTTAGTTTTAAGCACACCTTCTTTTAAACTTACTTCTATTAAATAATCTTCATTATCCAATTGCAGCTCTACTTCATTTGGTAAAGGATTAATACATTGGTCTGTATTCTTGTATTTTGGTTCTATTGTTTTTACAATCTTAATTAAGTCCATCCCTTATTCCTTTTAAAGTTCTTATTTCTGCATTGTTTACCTCTATCTTTATTTGCACCTCCAGTATATCTAATTGTCTTACGATCCACCAATCATCTTTACCTTTTGCATAAGCTCTAATAATTTCTATTGTTTCTTCCATTTGTTTTTGTTTTAACTGTTAAATAATATTAATACCATTGATATAAACCATAATGTCATATAAGCTACAATCATAACCATTGCAAGCCCAAATAATAACTCTCCAAATCTTGTAATTATCTTTTTCATAATCATACGTTAAAGATTAAACCTATTAATAATCTACCTACGAAATAGCTTGGTGCTAAAATCAATACTAATGTTTGTAATTTTTTCATCTTGTTTTTGTTTAAATATGCTGCAATATAAAATAAATTATTTAATTAACAACTATATTAACAAATTTTAACATTTTAAATAAAAAAAAGAGATACTAATTTGTATCCCTTATTCTTTCTATTTCTCGTTCTAAATAGTCTTTTGCCTTTAATAAGTCTTGTAACTCATCCTTTTTCTTTCCAGCTCTGCAAATATACTTTAGTATGTTACCTCTGCTAAAATTAAGGTTAAAATCATTTACAACGTCTATTACGTCATAACCTTTGCCATTGTCATAGTGTACTTGTGTGCTTCTCATTTTTCGTATATTAAAGTTAAAATTATTTGAAAGATACCAATGTATAAAACTATATCTTCTTCGTATATTTCTTCATCATCAAAAGGGTAATGTCTAACCCCAAACAGAAAGCCTTTAAAAAACCCAGCTTTAATCTCGTACCTTATTAAATTCATAGTTGTATATTTTAGTGTATAAATCCCAAATAGCTTGGAATGATTGTTGTTTATTAAATTCTTTTCCTTTCATATAGTAATTGCCTTTTATTCTATTGCAGTACACTTTATACATATTACCAGATACAACTGGATAAATAATAAACCCTTTTTTAAAACAATACTGCTGATGCTTATTATTACAATTTTTTAGGTGTATCTTCTTTTTAATCTTTGGCATTTAAGTCCTCGTATATGTCAATTAGTTCTAATGCTTTTTCTACTCCCTTTGCTTCACAAAACCTTTTTTGTTTAAATAGTTGCATCCAGTATTCCATTATATCTTTTTTATCTCTACTGCTAAAGTAACTATCAATACAACTTTTGTAAGCTATCTTCTCTTGATTTCTACAAAGTTCCTCTTGTAACATAATCTTCTATATTTTCTGTTTGTAGGTAGTCATAGTATCTTTCTGTTGCAATATCTAGTTTTCTTTTACCACTATCAATAAAATTATCAGAACATTTAAAGATACCAACATCAAGTGTACTTTTATCAACTACAACAAATTCAAAGTCAAATGCTCCAAATAACTCTAAATACAATGCAGCTTGTAAGTCATAAGAAAAGTGATGTGCAGACCTTTCAAATGATTTTATATCAGCAGTTGTTTTTAAATCTATTACAACACCATCTTTAAGTATATCTGCTTTACCTCTAAATGCTAAATCATTATAGGTATCAATTGCTGGTATTTCAAATCTTGCACCCTCCAGTATGTTTTTTACATCAGTTACACTTCTTACCCTTTCTGATATCTTTTTAGCTTTATAATATTCTGAGTTTGTAAATACGTTGTGTGAGCCAACTTCTTGTACTGCAAGTTTATATTGCTTTGATGCTTTTGTACCTTCTGTAAAAGTTAGGTATTCTACTTTCTCTGGTTCAAGTACCATAAGATGTATTAATTGACCATCTCTTAATGCTTGTACATTTGTTTGCTTTTCTGTTAGTGAACGATAATAAGCATAAGGAGAATCTAAAAGTTTCTTTGATGCTGAACTTGATAATGCATTTACACCAAGATAACCATAGTAGAACTCATCATCCATCATCTTACTTAGAATGTCTTGCTTGTCAAATACTTCGTTGTTTAATAGTTTAATTGTTTCCATTTATTTTAGTTTTATTGCTTGTTTTATATTTATTTCTGTTACTTCTTTTTTGATCCATTGTCTATTCTTAAACTCTGATGTTGCTGGTAATGATTTCTCAAACCATTTTAAATCTATTTTGTTTAAGTTAAAAAGATAGATTCCCTCTGGTGTACTATTAATGTATATTGGTACGTCAAAGTGTTTATTTGATTCTTTTATTAAAGCATCGTATTTAGGCTTTTCCAGAAGTAAAGTGTTGTAATGTTTTTTTCTGCACTTTAATTCTATTCTGCTTTGCGTTTCTATGTCGTAGCAATCCCATCTTGATATTGGATTTTTACTATTTACTAATGTCTTGTAATGGTTTTTTGATAGCCATTCAAATAAATCTTTTTCTTTCCAATTTTGCATAAACGCAATATAATGTTTATTTTTTATAAATCATAATCGTTGTCTACGAATTCTGGTAAACCATTTTCATTTATTGTAAAACTAAAAGTTTCAAATCCTCTATTTCTACTTCTTTTACATTCAACAGATATCCATCCTTTATTAACTCCATTCTTTTCTAACTTAATTTGTGTTTCTGCTTTCTTTTCTAAAAAACTACCAAGATGCCCAGTTGGTTTATCAGAGCCATAATTACTATGTATAATTGTAACAATATGACATTGCAACTCATCTGTCCAACTCATTAACTTTTGTATAGCTTCATTACATTGTTCTAAATTATTTACATCAGCAACTAAATCTGCAATACCATCAATGATAACTAAACCAATATCTTTACCTTCTAACTTGTCATTTAAGATATAATCAATAAAATCAACTCTATCTTTATAACTCATTGTTCTTAAAGCATAAGTATAATAATTATCATCATCTGGCATATCATTCATTAGTATTGGTCTACGGAATACTTTTTGACAATGAAACTTTCCTTGCTCTGTATCAAAATGAATTATCTTTCTGCCTTTTCTATGACCTTTTATTAAACCACTATATTTATTTGTATCACTTTGATATGCTGATACAAGTAAACTAGAAAAAAAAGATTTCATTGATTTTGGTGGTGCTTGTATAAAAGAAAAATTACCATAAGTACCAATAGGTATATGATATTCTACAACATCTCCATTATGATTTATATCATTGTAAGTGCCACAACTTATTGCAACTGGTGGATATTTAACATCTTCACTAATATCAACATAGGCATCATCCTCCATAAGTTGCATAAACATTCTCTTTGTTTCATCATCTTGTGTTTTTGTTTTGTTCGTCATCTATATATTTTTGTATTTTTTTCTTGTAATATTTACCAAGTATATTATCATTTAAGAATTTATCATTTTCTAAAACGTTTTCGGTAAATTGTAGTTTTGTTTCATAATAACTCATCATTGTCTTGTTATAACAAATATATATAATTTCTCTATAACAATTTTCTATTTCCCATTTTTTACTTTCTGAATTACTACCAGTATATTTCATCCAGTTACTTTCAACGTAATCAACTCGCTTTCTTTTATATCCCTTTAAAGGTGGTCTTGTACGTTTGTTAAGTAGTATCTTTTTACCAATGTAAACTTGTTCTGTTCGTCTGTTAAGTATTCTGTAAACAAACCCAACTGCTTCTGCTGGTAAATCTTCTCTTGATTTTATTCTTTGTCCTTTATAGTTCCACATATTAACACTTTTTTTAAAAATTAAAATAACCTTCCTTGTGTGTTAGGTGCGTAAGTTGCATCATATCTTTTATTTTTACCTTTTGGATAATTATAAATTTTATATTTTAAACATTTTAAAAAATATTTTCTTTGTTTTTTACTACCAGTAAAGTTTACATAGCGATGTTTACTGCTTCTAAATTTTCTGTTTTTTTTATAATCAATATTTTTATCATAATGCCTACTATGTGTTCCATCTTCACTACCTATATCAGTTCTTTCTTTACTTGCACCAGTATAAATCCAGTTTGTTGCTTGATAAATATAACCATTATGATTTTGACCTTTATCAGCATAAGAAACTATAATTAATGATGGTAGTTTTTTTAAAACCTTACTAACAAAAAAAGATAGTGTATTTTTAGGTAATCCATCATTTACACATAATCTATTTAATTCAAAAACATATTTACTATTTTCTTTACCACAAACCCCAACACATAAACTAGGAGAGGCTGGTTTTCCTATGGTGCAAACACCTTGTAATATATTGTTTTTATCATATAAACCAAAAGCAAATGATATGCTTGGTATTCTCTTTGCATAATGTTTATTAATTAACCAATCATAAGTCTGATAACTATCAATCTTTAAAATGTAAAATTTATCTTTCATTATGCTATATAAAAAAAGGAGGTTTTTACACCTCCCTTATAATTTAAAATGGCAAATCATCTGCTGCAACTGGTGTTGCTTTCTCTGACTTTGCTTCTGACTTTTGAACAAAAGATTGTAAGTTGTCTGATGCATAGTAAATTTTACCATTGGCAACATATCTTTTCTTTTCTCCATTATCTCTTTGTTCCTTTGTTTGTGGAATTGTAAAAGAAACATTTTGTCCGTAGTTACCTTCTTCAAAAATAGAAAAGTTTAATTTGAGTTTCTTTAACTCTTTTCCATCTTCTCCTTTCTTTGCAACTAATTCTCTTTTTGCGTTGTAAGTTAAAACGTTTTCAAAATACTGTTTAAGACTTTTGATTTCATCTAATCTTAATTCAACATCTCCTAATAAATAACTTTTGTTTGTACTCATAATTTTACTTGTTTTTAAATTTATAATCCAGTTGTAATTCCGTTGTCAATAACACCTATGATGTGTCTAAAGGTACTTCTTTCTTGTTCGCCAGTTACATCTACTCCGTTTAAAAATAGTCTGTAATAGTCTTTCTTGTCTGTTGGTTTTAATTCTATACTATTCATATTATTTAGTTAATAGTTCTTTTACTTCTTTTGATATTCTGTACTTTTCTTCAACTTTAGAAATGTTACCACCACCTTTTAAGTATGTTTGTACTTTCTTAAATTCAGCAGTACCTTTGTTTAACCAACTCTTTTCAGTTGATTTAGCACCTTTTCCGTGTGTGTTTGTAGAATCTGGGTCTAAAGCACTATCATCAATCAAAAATAATCCATTCAAAGCATATTTTCGAGCATAACTACTTGAACTACCAAAACTTTGTGCTATATCCATACCTTTTCTGTTTGGGTCTATACCAGCTTGTGCTTTAGTATGTACTGAATCTTTACCATCAGATATAAATACTATTGCTTCAACAAACAATACACCACATACTTCTCTTACTTC